GACGACGGCGTCACCATCAGCAAGTCCACGGTGCGGGACATCTGCACCGGCCGCATCAGGGCCCAGACCCCAGACAGCTACCGCTACCCCACCAAGCCCCCGGGCGTTTAATCCGTCAACCACTGGAGACAATGCACCATGTCCGAAAACATTCACTACAACTGGAAGGCCATCTTCCTCACTGCCCTAGCCGACCTGCCCGTGGTCTCGACCGCCTGCACGGCGGCGGGCATCTCGCGGGTCTCGGCCTACAACGAGAGGCGCACTGACAAAGCCTTCGAGGCTGCGTGGAATGAGGCCCTTGAGGCCGGTATCGACAAGGCCGAGGCCGAGGGCTACCGGCGCGCTGTTACAGGCTACACCGAGCCCCTGACCCATCAGGGCCAGATCAGCTTCGAGCTTGAGCAGTACCAAGACGAAGACGGCCACGCCAAGGTCCGCTACGCGCTGGACCCAGCCGGAAACAAGATACCCATCACCATCCGCAAGCACAGCGACCAGCTCCTCCAGTTCTACCTGAAGGGACGCCGCCGAGGCATCTACGGCGACAAGCAGGAGCTCACCGGTGCAGACGGTGGCGCACTGGCTGTGGTCGACGAGACCCAGAAGGCTGCCCGACTGGCAGCCCTCTTCGCCTTGGCCACGTCCCGCAGGGACAGGGGCAGTGAGCCTGAAGACCTGAGCGACCTAGCATGAGCGCCGAGGACAAGGCCATCGCCGCCCTCATGGCGGTTTTGTGGGTGATTGTTTGGGTCTACCTCGCCATGGGTGGCCGCTCATGACGCCGAAACAGATTCAGGCGCTGCTGCCCTACCTCACCGCAGAGGAGCAGGCCGAGGTCAACCAGATCGTGGCCTCGGACATCGCGTCCAGACCATTCAGTCCACTCCCCGGCCCCCAGCTCATGGCCTATAACTCCAAGGCCGATGTCGTCGGCTTCGGCGGGGCAGCGGGTGGGGGCAAGTCCTTCTTGGCTGCGGGCAAGGCCCTCACCCAGTTCGACAAGTCGATGATCCTCCGGCGCAACGGCACCGAGCTCACCGCCATCATCGACGAGGTGTTGAACATGGCCGGCAGCCGCGACGGCTACAACGGCCAAGACAAGATCATGCGGCTGCCCACCCGGCAGGTAGAGTTCGGCTCCACCCCCAACATCGGCGACGAGAAGAAGTACCAAGGCCGCCCCCACTCCTTCCTGTGCTTCGATGAGGCAGCCAACTTCGCTGAGATTCAGGTCCGCTTCCTCATGGGCTGGAACCGCACAACCACGCCCGGCCAGCACTGCCAGACGCTGCTGACCTTCAACCCTCCGACCAGTGCAGAGGGCCGATGGATCATTCAGTTCTTCGCGCCTTGGATCGACAAGCGCTACGCTGGCAAGCGCGCCCTGCCCGGCGAGCTCCGCTTCGTTGGCGTGGTGCCCGGCGAGAATGGCGTCAGCCGCGACATCTGGGTCGATGACGCCAGCCCCTTTGTCATCATCGGTGGCCAGCCATGCTTCGAGTTCAACGCGGACGACTACCTGCCACAAGACATCGTGACACCGCAGTCACGCACCTTCATCCCGTCCCGCATCTCGGACAACCCCTACCTCATGGGCTCGGGCTATCTGTCGGTGCTCCAAGCCCTGCCCGAACCCCTGCGCAGTCAGATGCTGTACGGCGACTTCGAGGCCGGCATGGAGGACGACATCTGGCAGGTGGTCCCGACCGCATGGATCGAGATCGCCATGGCCAGATGGACGGACCGCTCCCCCAAGGGCGAGATGGTCAGCATGGGGGTGGACGTTGCCCGTGGCGGCCGCGACGCCTCCGTCATCGCCAAGCGTCACGTCGGGAACTGGTACGACAAACTCGTCAAGCTCCCCGGCACGGCCACGCCCGACGGCCAGACGTTGGTCGGTCAGGTCATTGCCCACCGGCGGGACTCGGCACCGATCCACCTCGATGTCATTGGCGTTGGTGCATCACCCTATGACCTATTGCGCATTGCCAAGCAGCAGGTCATCGGCGTGAACGTGGCCGAGAAGAGTGTCAGCTCAGACCGCTCCGGCAAGCTCCGCTTCTTCAACCTCCGCTCCGAGGTGTGGTGGAAGCTGCGGGAGGAGCTCGACCCGGTCAACGACACCGGCATCTGCCTGCCGCTAGACCCTGAGCTGTTAGCCGACTTGGCCGCGCCGAAGTGGTCGATGGCTGGCATGAAGGTGCAGGTCGAGAGCCGCGACGAGATCAAGGAGCGGATTGGCCGCAGCCCAGACTGCGCCTCCGCCCTGATACTGGCCCGCATGGATACGCCCAAGATCGACGTCATCAAGAAGGCGCAGAGGGCCGACAACTCGGCCACCTTGGACTACGACCCACTGGCCAGCTTCTAGCCCCGGGCGTTTAAGCCCGGGCGTAGCGCTGACAATGGCTCCAACTTACAGGAGCCGCCCCCATGTGCTTGACATCTACCCCGTCAATTCCAGACCCAGTCAAACCCCAAGACGCCAAGATGGCTGAGCAAACCGCCCAGACCCCCGGCGGTCAGGTGAGCGACGCCCGCAAGAATGCCGCCCAGAACGGCGGCGCAGCAGGCGGCACCATGCTGACCGGCGTCTCCGGCGTCGAGAACTCCTCGCTGTCGCTCGGTCGCTCTACCCTGTTGGGCTCATAACCCATGGCAGACCAGCCCGACGCCAATGCGTTGACCAACAAGCAGCGCTACATGAAGCGCTGGTCGATGCTGCGCGCTGAGCGGGCGACTTGGTTGACCGACTACCTTGACCTGATCGACTATGTGGCCCCGATGTCGGGCCGCTTCTTCTACGCCGAAGCGAACAAGGGCCACAAGGTCCAACGCAACAAGAAGATTTACGACACCACCAGCAAACGCTCGCTCAACGTGTTGGCCGCTGGTCTCATGGCCGGCATGACCAGCCCCGCCCGCCCATGGTTCCGGCTAACCCTTGGCGACAAAGCCTTGATGGAGAAGCAGGAAGTGAAGGAGTGGCTGCAGGCCGTGACCGAGCAGATGCGTGACGTCTTCTCCAGCTCCAACACCTACCGGGCACTGCACCAAATCTACACCGAGCTCGGGGCCTTCGGCACGAGCTGCTCGGTGCTCATGCAGGACTACGACACGATCGTCCACCACTTCCCCTTGACCGTTGGCGAGTACTGCTTGGCTACGAACCACAAGGGCATTGTGGACACGCTCTACCGCGAGTTCAACATGACGGTGGGCCAGATCATCAGCCAGTTCGGCTACGACAACGCAAGCCTCGCCACCCAGCAACTCTACGACCGGGGCAACTACGACCAGTGGGTCGTGGTGCAGCACGCCGTCGAGCCCCGCACCAACCGCGACACCACGAAGAAGGACGCCTTGAACATGAAGTTCAAGAGCTGCTACTACGAGGTGGGTGGTCAGGTCGACCCGAACAAGATGTTGGTCGAGTCAGGCTTCAAGAACTTCCCGGTGCTGGCAGCGCGCTGGACCGTGACAGGCAACGACGTCTACGGCACAGGCCCCGGCCACGATGCCTTGCCCGACATCCGCCAGCTTCAGCACGAACAGCTCCGCAAGGGGCAGGCGATCGACTACCAGACCAACCCACCGCTGCAGGTGCCGGCCACCCTGAAGGAAGCAGGCGTCAACCGTCTGCCCGGCGGCGTCCAGTACGTGGACAGCGTCGGCTCCGAGAACGCCATCCGTACCATGTTCGACGTCAAGATCGACCTCGGTGCCCTGCGCGAATCCATCATCGACGTGCGCTCCCGCATCAAAGGCCACTTCTACGAGGACCTGTTCCTCATGTTGGCAAACGACACCCGCAGTGGCACCACCGCCACCGAGGTTGCCGAGCGCCACGAAGAGAAGCTGCTGATGCTTGGCCCAGTGCTCGAGCGCTTGCACAATGAGCTGCTGGACCCACTGATCGACTCGACCTTCGAGATGCTGGCCGCCGCAGGTGCGCTTCCGCCACCGCCGCAGGCGATGCAGGGCATGGAGCTGAAGGTCACCTACATCTCGACGCTGGCTCAAGCACAGCGCGTCGTTGGCCTCTCCTCCTACGACCGCATCATCGCCACCGTTGGCGCATTGGCTGGGGCCAAGCAGGACCCAACCGTATGGGACAAGCTCGACACCGACCAGATCATCGACGAGTACACGGACGGACT